CCTTGTGTTCCTTGTGAACCAACCGCACCTTGAGAACCTGTCATACCTTGAATACCTTGAGAACCTTGTATGCCCTGTATGCCCTGCGTTCCTAAAATACCTTGAATACCTTGAATACCTTGAGTTCCTTGACTTCCTGTCGAACCTGTATTTCCTGTAATCCCTTGAGTTCCTTGAGTTCCCGATGCTCCTGTATTTCCTAAAATTCCTTGAATACCCTGACTTCCAGTTAAACCTTGAGAACCTGTATTACCGGTATTACCTATAATTCCTTGTATTCCTTGACTGCCTTGACTTCCTGTTTGTCCTTGGATACCAGTTAAACCAGTAATTCCTTGACTTCCTGTTGTACCTTGAGTTCCTGTTGCTCCTGTAAAACCAATAGCTCCTTGTACACCTTGAGGCCCAATCAATCCTTGAATGCCTTGAATACCTTGGCTACCAATACCCAATGCTCCTTGTACACCTTGAATACCTTGCAAGCCTTGTATTCCTTGAGATCCTACAGCACCAGTATTTCCTGTTGTACCTTGTAAACCCTTTACTCCTTGAGTTCCTTGTATACCTTGAGATCCGGTTGCTCCTGTAGAGCCTATTGAGCCTTGACTACCTATAGTACCTTGTATTCCTTGTGCCCCAGTACTACCTTGTAAACCAGTTGCTCCTATTGAACCTTGCGAGCCTACAATGCCTTGTGATCCTGTAGATCCAATACTTCCCTGTGATCCTGTAGTACCAGTAATTCCTTGAGAACCAATAGCTCCTTGGCTACCAGTAGCACCCGTAATTCCTTGAGAACCTGTAATACCAATTGAACCTTGTGAACCTATTGCTCCCTGTGCCCCAGTACTTCCTATAAAACCTTGGGCCCCTGTTGCACCAATAATCCCCTGACTTCCAATAGCACCTTGTGCTCCTGTTATCCCTTGAGCTCCAATAATACCTTGAGAACCTGTATTTCCTGTATTTCCTGTATTTCCTATTAAACCTTGTATGCCTTGTGATCCAGTAAGACCCGTTGATCCTATAGTGCCTTGTGATCCTACACTACCTTGAGAGCCAATAGCACCTTGAGAACCTGTTACTCCAACAGAACCTTGTGAACCTGTTGCTCCTGTAGTTCCCGTAATACCCTGAGTTCCTGTAATCCCTTGTGAACCTGTGCTTCCAGTAGAACCCTGAGATCCTGTACTACCAATAGCTCCTTGACTACCTGTTAACCCTAATACACCTTGAATTCCTTGAAGACCCTGTACTCCTTGAGTTCCTTGAGTGCCTTGACTACCGATTAATCCCTGAACACCCTGCACTCCTTGAGTTCCTTGTATTCCTGTAATACCTTGTGATCCTATTTGACCAAGAGTTCCTTGAGTTCCTATAGTACCTTGGGTTCCTTGAGAACCCAATGCTCCTTGTGAACCAGTAGTACCTATTGTTCCTTGTGCTCCTGTAATCCCTTGAGTTCCCGTTGTACCAGTAATACCTTGAGAACCTGTATCACCTATAAAACCCTGAATACCTATAGTTCCTTGGATACCAGTTGACCCAATAGCTCCTTGTGATCCAATTACACCAATACTACCTTGAATACCAGTTAATCCCTGTATGCCTTGAAAGCCTATAAGACCTTGTACACCTTGTACACCCTGTGTACCCTGAATACCTATAATTTCACCAGAACACACCCAAGTTACAATACCTGTAATTGCTTGAGATACTGTAGTATCTTGAGCTACTATAGTAGTACCTTGACATTGTAAATTGTTTCCTGTATAAACAATACAATCAGCATCAAAAGATTCTATACATTTTTCAGGTTCTGTACATTCAACTGTTGTACATGCTTGGGGTGTAGTTAAGCCTGTTGTGCAAATATCTTGTGCATTAATAATATTATCTAAAGCATTTGATCTTTTAGGTATCATCTTATTTATATTTTAGGATACTTTATATTGTTATCAAAAATAATATTACCGCTATCCATTAAAGGCTTTAATGTACGCCAAGTATGACCAAAGGTTTTCTCAAAGTGAGGAGCATCTTTAAACGACTTCCAATCACCACCCCAAGACCATCCTTTAGATTTAAAATAGTTAACTATCTCTTTCCAATCTGCTTTACCGTCTTTATCGAAATCCCTTGTCTGACTCCAACTAGCTTCTTCAAACTTCCCGTCCCCATCATTGTCATATAATAGGACAATGTCAAAAGCTAAACCATAATTATGTATAGACTGCCAAGCCTTAGCATTAGTTACCTTCGGTCTTTTTTTATACAAGGCATCTTGTTCTTTGGCTGTCCTTAAAACATAAGCAAACCTTAATCTTGACCCCTTACCAAGTAGGTTGTTAGCTTCAAGATATTGAGCCTTTAACTCTTCCCTAATTTTTGGATGCGCTAATTCAATACGTTTTAATGTAATATTATCCATAATCTTTTATTATAAACTAGTAATGGTTACAAAAGCAGAAAAACTTGTAGTAGTAGAATTATATATTACAACTTTAGATATTAAATATTCAGTCGGGTTAGCAATAAAATAAGCATTAATAGCTGCTACTAATAAAGTACTGGTTACTGCTTCAAAAAGGACCTCCTCTGTATTCTTTAATTGATTAAGAGATAGTCCTTGAAGCATTTTTAATTGCCAAGGAAAATTATTTCCTTTGTTTCCATAATCTTTTAAATTTCCTATTGACATAATGTATAGATTAATGATGATGTAATATAGTTAAAAATTTAGTATATGTAAAAAATAAAAATCAAATTCTTTTTTATGGCTTATACCATGCTTATGTAACCAATACCTGCTCCTGTGATTGCACTAATAGCTGTAGTATTAAATTCTAGGTTGCTGAAAGCACGTAAAGTAGCTCTGTTATTATAAGCAAGAGAAACTAACGAAGTGACACTTCTTTCTATAACCAAAGCGGCTCCTGATAATAGTGATTGTCCATTGACAGTACTTATGTTTACTCCCGATTGTAACTCATCTTGCTTTAATGCTAATGCCTCTAAAACAGATGTGCTTTTTGGTTTATTTAAATCAGAAGTATTATCTACATTATTTAGTTCAGTGTTTACTTTATTAATAGTGTTTGTAAACTGATCAACAGCTGTTGTTACTGATAATTGTTGTGTACCTACAGCTATTGTTAACTCTGTAGTGGCTGTTGTTAGATCTGATATTAATTGTTCTACTGTTGGCATAATTTTTTATTTTATAAGCTTATAAAATTAACTAATAATGCTTGCGTAGTTATAAGATTTGTTGCTACAACAAACAAAGGTTCTAAGGCAGCGTTTTCTGAAACTACAACAGCTGCAGCGATACTACTTTCAATACTATTTTTAGAAATATTTACAGCATCTAATAAATTAGTAGTCTCTATTGTTAAATTATTAATTGCTATTTCTTCAGCTGTCATTGTGTTTCTTGTCTTAAGTTAATAAATATTCTTTGATTCTTAATTAATATTGCTGCTTGATTAATTAAATAAGCAAGGTTTGAATTATTTATAGATGCAACATATTGTCCTGATGAATTTACGATACTTAACGTTCCAACACCTGCCTTAAAAAATCCATTTTTATTTTGTATTTCCATAACATTAATCTATACCGTAAATGTAATAATTTGTTTCTATTATATTAGAATACGCTATTAACTTGTCACCTTCTTCTAAAGCATATGTTAAGTTATCAGTAAGAACATCTCCTGCAGCAAGCGTTAAATCATAAAGTATAATACTATTATTTGTTTTAACTGAATACTTTTCTAATTTAATATTATAACTTGCAGCATTATTAAAACGTATCGTAACTATTTTAGACAATAATACAAATGGTTTAACACCTGTGTGTAATATAGTTCCTGTTAAAGATAAACTTCCTTGTTTAACAAATTCTACCATAGTATAATATAGTTAAAAAAATTAACATATACAAAAAAAAACCCTAGATGATTTGTCTAAGGTTTTTTACTTTCTAGAGTAAATGTTATGCAATAATAGTAAAATGAATTTTAACCGGTGCATCTAATGCAAGAGTTCCTACATTTGTTACTGCTATAGTAGCTGAACCAGTAGCAAGAATCTCAACAGTCGCCACAGGAAGACCCGACCCTAAATAAGCTACTGATAATAATACTATTGAATCAGCTGTAATTGCACTGTCTGTGAGAACAAAACTTGCAGAAGTATCTACAGCTAGCAGAGAAGATACTGTAGTAATTACTCCTGAATGTGTATTTAAAGTAACGCCTGTAACATCTGATGTAATTTGTGTTACAACCCCTTTATCATAAAGATTAGGAATTAATGATTTTGGTGTCATTGCATAAGTTTGGTAAGAGTCTCCTCTTTGTAACCAACTTACATTTGCACCTAAAGCAATTAAATCTGTAGAAGCTTTATTAACTTCTGTTTTAATAAGGTTTGACTTTTTTACAAAAATCCAATTTAAAATATCCATGGTCTTAATTTTTATATATATATATACAATAATATACAAAAAAATAATGAATAAAAAAAACCTTTAGCTTGGAACTAAAGGCTTTGTTTATTTTTTAAAGTTTATTTTACTATATAACCAAATAAAAAAGAAAGTAAAATAATAAATAGTATTGCTATATTACTCGATCTTCTATTAAATACGCTTTCTTCCCACTCATAATCAGGAGTAGTAACTATTATTGATATCATCCATAAAAAATAAATTAATAATATAATTGGCACACAGCTTATTACTTTAAACGCTATCATAATGTTTCTATTCTTCTTTGTAAATAAACTAATGCTTTTTCTAAATCCTCTTTTTCTGTCAATTTATTTTTCTTGCTTGCTCTTGCAATATATTTAATAACATTACCCAGATAAAAATCTTTATCTAAACCCCATGCCTCAAGTACATTAAATACTTCATATGTTGCATCTTTACCACCATAATAGTCAGGTCTAGTAGATAAAATATTATCTATAACTTTTTTATTATAGTCATCACAAAAAGCTGTAGTCTTGGAAATGTCATGTAATGTAGATGGCATACCATTACTATAAGTTGATGCATAATAAGTTTTTAAATCGGATTCCTCTGTTATATTACTCATGATTACCAAACAATTATTACATCCCCTTCGTTAAGTACAAGCTTAACTCCACCGTCAATATCTATTCTTTCAACTGATTCTAAGTTTAAGGCACTTGTACGAATATATACTTTGTCACCAGCAGCAACGTCTTCTACTTTGTCACCAACTGCATATACAGTTAATTTATTCCAAAGTTTCATAGCATCTTTCATAACCTGATCTTCATCCTTTTCAGATAACTTAATAGCTGATTCTTTTCTTTGAGGTAGATCAACTAAGATAGTACGCCCTCTTAACATTTTAAATGTTGACATAATTAATTTTTAAATGTGATTACTTTTACTATAGCCATTTGAGCACTTACTATTTCTCCAACAGCATGATCAAATAACAAACTTTTTACAGGAGACTTATCCCCGTCATTATATTCTTCTAAAACTATATTAGTTAATTCGGCCATTAAGTTTTTTACTTTAATCGCTTTATTTTCTGATTCAATACTAAAATCTGTACCAATTAAAATCTCACCAAAAGATAGAATTTTAGTTTCTTTAAAGCTTACGTTAGTTTCTTCATTCATATTACTGGGTCATAAGTTAAATTAAAAATACTTTCTTTACAAGAATAGAAATCATTTTCTATTCCCTTAATAATATAATCTCCTATTGAAGCCTTCTTAGTTCCTTCTAGAGTAACGATAAATAATTCTTTATTCGTAATAAAACATCTATTACAAAAGAATAACATAACCTTTGCATTACTCCCTGTCCATTGCTCAACTTCAAGTACTACAGGTTTATTACTGTATAACTTAGGCATCTCCTACAGTTTGCTGCTCTGTATTTTGTGCAGCATGTTGACGGATTATATCAAACTTAATTTGCTCTAATAAACCAACAAGAGTGATGGCATTTATATCACCTTTATCTGCATTAATTTCAATTTCTATACCACTGTTCTCATGAAGGTAGATGGCTAATAATACTTTTTTCTCTGACATATATACTGATTTCTACAAATATAATATTTATTTATATATATAAAACAAAAATCCCCAAAAAAAACCGGGGACTTTCCTTACCTAAATGTTAGAAGATGTAAATACACTAAAATTATTTTTATAGGGCGATATAAATAACCCCCGGTTCTCTTTACCAAGAAAAATACCCTCCCCCTAAACGTATACCAAAATATATTGCCAGCTAAACAAATAATTCCCCTACTATATAGCAGCATGTAATGGGGCCTTACTAAATCAACCCCCCAACTTTTTAAAAAGAGTGGTACCCCCTATTGTTTCTACAGAGTAAATCACTTTTCTAAAACAATTTTAAGATTTATTTACTGGGAGAAAGAGTTATTATATATTCTTAGTAAGTACTACTTTATAATAATGTTAAGTATAGTACTTATTATATATATATACTACAGTGAGTTAATTAAGAATTAACTTTCAGTATGTATATATAGTACTGGAGTATTTTAGTGCTATATAAAGCCTTCGGCAAGATACAGCTTTTTACTAATGTTAAATTATTATTATGATTAGAGTAGATATTTTCAGTTTTTTTGCATCAGATGTAGGAGAACTACTTAAGATGCAAACGCGCCTTAACCAATGGTTAGCAGCTGGTACATTAAAGAAATATGAAGTGCATACAACTGCAACTCATATTATATTTAATGTTTCAAGATTAAAAGATTAAGCTTTAATGCTTAATTTTTTTCTTTTAGCCTGCGGCAGCTTTCTTTTACAGCTTTATACTGTTATTAATTAATTAATTTAATTATTATGATTGTACAACATATGATTGAAGAGATAGAAGGTATCATGCTCCTTCTATCAATAAAGCCTAACACAAAAGTGTTAACGGCTTTAAGTGGCTTACCTGCTAAAGAAGTTAAAGAGTATAGAAACTCTTTAGCTAAAGAATGGGAAGTGTTACATAAGGGTAAAAAAATACTCTTAGAAGATTAACTAATAAAGGGGTATAAATCCCCTTTTTTTGCTTAAGCCTGCGGCAGCCTTTTATACAGCTTTTTACTTTTAAGGATATATATATTGTTTAATCCATTTAAAATAATCTCATGGAAACTATTAAAACTCAAGGTAAATTAATCTTTGTTGCTGATGCAATTAAAGAAAACGTGAACGGTACTAAATTTAGAACCTGCACTGTTGAAATTAAAAATAAAGAATATTACGCAAAGATTTGGGAGAAGTCCTTCCAAAACGGTGTTGTTGTTGGCACTGATTACACTTGCGAATTACAACCAGACGGTGATACTGTTTGGATTACTGTGCTAAACGGTAGCTCTGCAAATATTGCAACCATGCATGATTTTACAGACCTGTTTGCTACTATCACTGTATAATAACATTCAAAGCATATCCTTAATTGGATATGCTTTGTTTTCTTTTAAAGGGCGTTCTGTAGACTATTATGTTAGTCCGAAGCTTGTCTCCACCGTGTGCAAATTAGCATTTTGGTATTGAAAATCAAATAGTTATGAAAAAGATTAATTTTAAAAAGGCTTGGATTATGCTATTATTTATCTATTGGCTTAAGTATGCAGTGATAATTTACATAATATATAAGCTATTCTTTGCTTAAAACTTATAACACATACACAGTTTGAAGATGAGATAAACTTGTCTGAAAAACTGTGTAATATTTTCTGAAAAGCAGTGAGAGTAAGGGTTGTAGAGGTGTTGAGTATAAACCTCTCCTCTATTCTTTGGTAGTTTCTACCTTGAGAAATACTCACATTCACTTAATTATAATTAATATAGCTAACAGCCTTAGTATGTACTCATCTATAACTTATATACACTATTGCTTATTCTTATCTTTATTATCTCTTACTATGAGAGTATCATACTAACATATTCCGGAATCAATAAAATAAATAATACTTATAAATAAACTATATGTTTATAATAACTATCTATTTAACAATTGATCAATACTTAATATTGTAATAGTACAAGATGATCAATATAATGAAATAATATAATGTTTCCGGTTAAAAAACTTAAAAGATAATAAAGACATAAAAGGTTAATTAATATTATATACCTTTATTGTAAGTTTATTTTTATTTTTAAAAGATATTTAAAAAGTCCAACAAGAACAAAAGTTCAGGAAGAATATAGAATAATAAGTTTTGGTTCTATCTTTTTAAGTATTAAACAAATTAATGCAATTAAATTACGCATGTTAGGAGTTTAATGCATTTTCACTGCATCTTGAATGCATATAACGTTGAGTGTATGGCAATGTAAGCCACACTATAAATTTGAATTGAAAATATAAACTTGACTGGCTTATTTACTATACACATTGTTAGCAACTTGGCGGTTTTAAACTTAAAATATTATGATGTATGCGAGTAGAGTAGAAGTAAAATATGGACCACAAAAAGTTAAATATCATAGAGAAGTAGAGCTACCCGATGGGCTACTAACACTTGATGATATAAGTAAGCATCTTAAAGAGGGTGAGAAGTTTGGTTTCTCCCAAAAAGAAGAAGGTAGATTTGGATTAGTTGACTACCTAACTATACACGGATACAGAATTGAAACCAAAGAAGAGGTAGATGTAAGGGTAGCGAAAGCAGAGAAGTACAATAAAAACTATGAGAAGTTTAATGAAAAGCACCGAAAGTAGCCTTGTTGCTAACGCTCAAATAAAAGCCGTTTTTATGGATTTTATAAGGTGTGAGGTTGTTATGATAAAGTCAGTTGATGGAGGGAATGTAAAGGATTGGTTGCGGAATTAAATTAACAATACAAAAATTTAAAAATTATGATAGAACAAGATTTATTAAACGAAATTATACAAGATACTTCTATTGGTGGTAAATATTCTAAATTCTATGAAATGCTACAAGAAGAACTTGACAATTATTCTGAAAAGAGAATTGCAGACATTAAAAGCACTTTAAAATACGTTCATCCTGAATTATCTAATGAAATAGATACTTATGATAAAATGAGAATTATATATGAGTACTCACTTTTTCTACACCCAAATAAAAGCCGATTCAATGGATTTTATAAGGTTTTATGACAAAGTAAAGTGATTAAAAAACAAGACAAAAACAAATAAACATGGAAGAATATTTAATGTATATGTCGGATGAAATGTACACACCGATTCACTATAAAGAAATGATTGTACAGCAACCATATTTTGAAGGTAAAGGAAATCATTCAGTTGATAAATTAGAAGCATTGTGCGAGCAATTCAAAGAGTATGTGCATCAACAGCAAGTTATAAAAAAAAATTGCATGAAACATATTGTCGAGTTAAAGTTCGGTGTTGAGTTTTCACAGCACGAGGTATGAAAAATAGTAATATAAAAAGTAAAGTGATAAAAAAACAGGACAAAAAATAAATAAATTATGAATATATCACTAGAGAATTGGCTTAGGGATAAGCTTGATGAAAACGAAAGTATGCATGATTTTGCAGTAGCTACAGAGACAATAAAATGTTGGATAGATGAATTTAAGGAATTGAACAAACCTGATGTTACAAGATGGGTGGCGGTTTCAGAGAGATTACCTAAACTGGGGAAAGTGACTGATGTGTATATTTCGGCTGGATATAGATTAACTAATTATACTTGGGAAGATTATAATTTGCAAAGTAGCTTTATGCCTCACGAAATTACTCATTGGCTACCTATACCAGAGCCATCTTGCTTATAACGGCAAAGTATATGAGTATGTGGCTGTTTGACTGAATTTTTAAGTAGGGGACAAAACTTCGGGAGTCTTACCTAATGTTGGTGTAAAATCCAATAACAGCCATTACTTATATACAATGGTATAAAATTGTTTTAATCTTTTATGTTGACTATTATTAACCGTTTTAATTAACAATTAATTAATCAAAACTTCTAAAAAAGAGTTTTATAAACTTAAATATATGATTTATAGACCAATTAAGAAATTAAAAAAAGAAAAGAAAAATGCAGAAAATGCACTAAAAAGTGTAGACTATATTAATGCACCAGATGATTTAATTAATGAATATAAACAAACTCTCTTATATCAAATATATAAGTTTGAGGAAAAAATTAAGTTTGAAAAAAAAATGTTACCTTTTTATTATATGATATTACTATACTTAATAGTATCTGGATTATCATTACTTGCACTATTAATATTGATTTAACTGTATTAGCTTAAATTAAAAACTATCTTATGAAAGTATTAATTAACTCAGCTCTTGGTTTTGACTTTAATGCTAAAACTATAGATCATGAAAATAAACCTATATTGACAGGATATAAAACTATCTATGAAGATACAGATGAATTACCTAAAATTAGTACAAGATTAGGTGGTGAAAAATGGTTTACTAATTTCGATGAAGACCTCCTTAAAAAAATTATAAATTATAAACAATTAAATGATTAAAAATGAGTATATCAATAAATTTTGATGAAATAGATATTACTAAAATGTTTGAATCTATAATACAACATCATAATAAAGAAGAATTAATAAAATTATTAACCCCTATTATATATGCAAGTGCAGAAGGTTCTAAATATTTTATAAAACTTATGAATTTTGGTAAATTACCTGAAATAATTCAAAATGGTACTTTATGTAAAATAGACGTTAGTTATATAAGCTATGGAGAGTCAAGAGAATTGCTTAAAAATAATAACTTAATTGATATAGATGATAATATAATTGTTACAATAGACGAGTTTAGAGGATTTCATGAATATTCTCCTTATTGTGTTAAGTACAGAGCAGTTAAAAAAAATGGAGATTTTTATACTGAAAAAACATATGCATCATCTGATAAATTAAGTGTTATAGATGACATTTAAAATTGTATGTTTAAACATACTTTTCCTAAATAATAAGGAGGCTCCGGTCTCCTTTTTATTGTTTTAGCTATATAATACAATAATTTATAATCTTACTTAATATAAGTGAGATATAAAGCATATATTTATAATATTATTATAAGTTGTAACATATGTTGTATCAATTAGCAAATGGAAAAGTGATATATTTAACAGTAGATCAATACTTAGATTTAACAGATTTAGATATACAATACTTAATATCACAAAACTCCGGCAATTATATTGCCAATCCATTTGCAGATTCAGCAATTACAACAAATTCCAAAGATCATTCATATGATTTTGATTATCAGCCTGATGATGAAATATCTGATAATGAATCCTTTGATGACCCTATAGATTTATCTAATCTTTAGATAATAATTTCCAAAAGAAATAACACTTACTTTTTGCTTGAGCAACTAAAGTAGAGTAATCTGCTCACAATTTATTTATTTATTTATTTTAATTTATTTAGTTATGAACTCTAAAGTAGTTATTGTAGCAGACGCTACTACAGGTGCAATTATTAATGTATCCAGCAAAAATTCTGATTATGGTTATGTAAAATTACAACAAGTAAGAGTATTAATTGATGATAATGGTTTTCTAAGAAGACAGATTGTATCAGCTTTAATTCAAGCTCCTATTGATATTTTATTAGAAATGAATTATACACCACATCAAATTTTAGATGGTAAAATAGTTATTAAAGAATCTTTGACTCCCTTTAACAAAAAAAATCCAAAAAGAGACTTAAAAATTGCAGGTAAAACAGGTATAATTTGTTCTTTTGAAGGACAACCTATCTATCGTAAAACTGTATATAATATTTCAGGTAATGCTACTGATATCACAGTTCAACATGATAATGTAGATGAACTAAGAGAAGCATATAATGCACACAATGCGGTTAGCAGTACAATTAAACCAAGTGAAGATTTTACAATATAAAAACTAATCACTGAAAGAGAGAGAGACACTCATGTCCCTTTCTCATTTTTTATTTATAATTAAACATGTATATTATGGAAAAGTTAAAACAAAACATTAAAGATTATCAAATGCGGTCACATACAGTGATGGCTTATGAACAAGATAACTATAACAGTTATCAAAACTATTTATACAAAAGAGCTTTGTATGGCTTAAACTCTTTAGAACAAAGTGAATTACTTACTTTATGTAGTAAGAAAAAACAAAGAATAGTAAATGTTTATAAAAAAGCTCAAGTAGTTTTAAATAAACTTAAACAAGAAATTACTATAAAATATTCTAATTTTATATTTGAATCTTTGTTTCCTGAAAGTCCTATTACTAAGTTTTTAATTTTAAATACTGAAACTGATGATAAGTTTGTTAACACTTTAAATTTTAAAGATTTAAATATTGATAAACAACAAATTATTAGTATATTTATTGTTGAAGGAGTGTTGCCTAAAAACTTTTTAAGTTTAACAACACCTCAAAATCAGTTACCAAGATTAAAAAATGCTCAAAAAGCTTAAAGAATGTGATAGCTGTAATAAACTATCTGTTATTTGGAAGAACCATGAGGGATTTAAATACTGTAAGTATTGCTGGAGTTGTCAAAAAGCCTTAAATACTAACAGTTCACAGAAACCAACTGATTATAAAATTCCTCTGGTTTCTTCTAAAAGGAAAAAAAAAGATCTTGAGTATCTTAAGTTAAGAGAAATATTTCTTATTAAAAATCCGATATGTCAGGTCTCTGTGGACGGATGTATGCATGGTGTTCATGATGTTCATCATATATACTCCGGTTCCAACAGAGATACTTTTTATTTAGTTCAGTCTACTTGGAAAGCTGTTTGTCGTAATTGTCATAACTGGATTCATCTGAATCCAAAAAAGTCTAGAATATTAGGTTATTTAAAGTGAAAAATTAACTTAATCATAAAACAGATCGAATTATTAATTAAATTAATTCTTGTAATTATAATAATAAAATTGCTTTTTTATAATAAAAAAATATAAAATAAATAAATTATGGAAAGTCCCTCAGATGAAATCTTTAATGATATTAAAGAAGCTTGTAAAAAAGTATGGAATACAAAAGATAATACCTACGGGTATGTAACTGAAAAACTTGAAAGAGTTGAATCACTTACAAACAATGGAAATGAAATAGTAATTTGTTATAGAATGTTTGATAGTAAAAATCAAAGATTAATGAGACATGAGCTATCAAGTGCATCACTTAGTTATATTTATGATAATTTATAATTAAAAGATATGAAACTTATATATATGGGTTGTACATTAAATTTAATGGCACAAACAAATATAGAAAATGTTAATCTTATTGTTTCTACAGGAAATGTAGAGCAAAAAGAATTTGGAAATTATTTAGTTATAATACAAAATTACCCTGAAGAGGTTGATACTTTATAATTAAAAATAAAATAAAAAATATGATTATGAAAGTTATTGGAAAAACGAATTTAAAAATCAAATTTGCTAAAATGGATAAGTTTACTGCTTTGCCTATGAACAGAGCAATTGATAGTCCTCAAGTTCAAAAATTAATAACATCTATACGTAATATGGGTGTTCTTAGAGTGGTAATAGTAACTTATACTAATATAATTGATGGTATTTGGAGATATTATATTATTGACGGTCAACATTTAGCTACAGCTTTATCAGCAATAGGTGACGATATTCCTTATATATTAGTTGATATTGTTGATGAAAAAGATTTAGTTGATAAAATGGCACTTTTAAATAGTTCTTCAAAATCTTGGATATTAATGGATTATGTATATGCATACAGAACTGTTAATCCGGAATATATGAAACTACTTAAATTTAAAAATATGTTTAATATTGAGCCGTTAATGTTAGTTTCATTAGCTAATAATAGTAACAATAATGCATATGGAAATAGTAGAATTATCAAGTCAGGTGAATTTAAAATAAATAATCCTAATATGGAGATTATGTGTAAAGATTTTAATGAATTCTTTTTAAAGATTGGTCGAGCTGACCGTTGGGTTAAACATCAATTCTTAAATGTTTTTATACAAGCATATGGTAAATATAATCATCAACAAGCTTTAGATAATTTAGATAAAAATTTAGTTATTATTAAAGGAATGAGTGACGCAACCTATGCTGCAAAATTTATTGCAACAAAAGTATTTAATGTATAAACTATAGATTAAATTTAATAGTACAATAATAAAAAACTAGAATATATGTTTACAATTACTAGAAATACATTAACAGGAAAACAAGAAGTATTAACAGAAAAAGGATTCAAAACTAGAGAATGGATCTTAGACAATAATGCAGGCGAAAGTTTATTAGTCTTTGATAAAAAAGATGGATCTATAAAAGTCAAGTCTTTACAAGCTAATTGCAGAATTGCATCTATCAAGAAATCAATCATGCTCAATTACGCATAAGTAAATTAAAAATAATAGGGGTTGTTGGCTAACTGTGTTGACTAGAGGTTGCAAACTTAAATCATTAACTATCCATGTAGGTAGACACAACAACTCCTATTATTTTTATAACAAAATTCTAATTACTCCAATTTCAATGTAATTAACTTTAAAATAAAAACTAAACAAATAATGAGAAGAGGTGAAAAAGTAATAATTGATTTTTTAGAGACTACACGACTTGAAACAGCAGCTCTTAAATATAAAAAATTTAAATTTACAAAAGAGGAACTTGTTGAATTATACTATAATAATACAGCCTTTAGATCAAAAGTATTATTTACTAAAGATGCTAAAAAGAAAAAAAACTTACAAGCAATATTAGACTTGCCTTATGGATTAAAAGAAAATGATGTATTTTTAGCAAGCGGTTACTTGAAAGAAAGATTATTAAAAAAAAGTAATAAGCCTCAATTTGCAATTGCAAGATATTTTATAATGGCTTATTATTATGGTTATACAAATAAAAGATTATCAGAAGTTGCTGGAATGTTTAATAAAGATCACGCAACACTAATATACGGTATAAAACAAATTGAAAACTTTTTAAGTCAAAAATATGATAATGATTATAAAAAGTTTTTAGTTCAGTTTAAACTTAATATTTCAATAAATTAAAAAATTATGCCTAATATAAGATTAAAATCAGTAGTTAGATTAAAAAAAAGTCATGTTTGGCAAAATGTACTTTATTTGCATTGGTTAAAAGATAATCAACGTAAATTAAAAAAACTTTTTAAAAAACATTATACTAATAATGAAGATGTAAATTAAATTAATATAAAAACAAATATAATGATTAGAGAAAATATACAAAAAGATGCTTTAAATGCAACTGATACTAAACATAGATGTTCTCTTGTATTAGCTACAGGTATAGGTAAAACTCTTATTGGATTAAACTATATTGAAAGAAATAGTACTTCTCTGATGAAAATACTTATAACAGCTCCAACAAAAGCTATTATACAATCCTGGAAAGAAGAAGCTGATAAATTTAAAATGAGTCATCTATTAGAAAGAATTGTATTTACTACATACCGTAGTTTAAATAAAAGAGATCCTAAAAATTTTGATATACTATGTTTAGATGAATGTCATAATTTATTAGATAATCATAAAAGTTTTTTAGATAACTATTTCGGAAAAATACTTGGTTTAACAGGTACTCCTCCTAAATATACAAATTCTGAAAAAGGAAAGCTAATGTCAGAATTTTATCCTATAGCTTATACTTTTAAAACAGATGACGCTATTGAGCATGGAATTCTAAATGATTATAAAATAATAGTTCATGAAATTTATTTAAGTACTATAGCTAATTATGCAGTAAACACTAAAAATAAAAGTTTTATTACATCTGAAGAAAAAAATTATCATTATTGGACTGATAGATTAAACAATGGTTCTGGTCCAATACATATACTTAGAATCATGAGAATGAAAGCTATGATGGAATATGCATCTAAAGAAAAATATTCTAAGATTTTATTTAAAGATATTAAAACTAAATGCATTTTATTTGCTAATACGCAAGAACAAGCTGATAGATTATGTGCAGAAAGTTACCATAGTGGTAACACAAAATCTAAAGAAAATCTTGAAAATTTTAAACTTGGTAAAGTTAATAAGCTTTCTACAGTGTTACAATTAAGCGAAGGTGTAAACATACCAGATTTAAAACAAGGTATAATCATGCATGCTTATGGTAATGAACGTAAAAGTTCACAGAGAATAGGTAGGCTGTTACGCTTAAATCCTGATGATAAAGCTATTGTACATATATTATGTTACATGAACACTGTAGATGAAAAATGGGTCACAGAATCTTTAGAAAGTTTTGATCAAACTAAAATTACATGGAAGAATTTTAATATACCGCTTTAAATGATAGATATAATTCCAACACACACCGTTATAATGCATAATGATGATCATAATGATTTTCAATACGTTATGGCTTGTTTAATTAAATTCTGTAAACATGAAGCTTTACAAGCAGAACAATGTGCTTTAATTACACATTATATTAAAAAGTGCAATGTTAAAGAAGGTGATTTACAAGACATGTATTATATAAGTGAAAACTTATTAAAAGCAGGTCTTACGGTCACTTTAGAAAAATATACACAAATTAATTAATCATGGGAAAAATGAAAGAAATCTACATGCAAATCATGCAGGAGAATGCAAGACTACCTGAAGAAATGACAGCAAAAGAAAAAGCAAATGATTTAGTAGACCAATACAGAATAATGTTGATGGATGAAGATACGGATTGTGGAAATGAAATACTTTGTACGTTAATAGCAATTAAATCGGCAAAAATTACCTGTAATGAACTGATTGAGCATATCTCAAAAGGTGCTGATTATGGTGGGTACAAATCAAGATATTGGAAAGATGTAATTAATGAGTTGGATGCTTTTTAAATTGCACACAACACACGACTAATTAACACAAATGTGCAACACAAGACCAAGTTAATTAATGCTAAAGGATAGGCTAAGGTTAGTAGCCTTAAATACTAACCATTAAATTACAAACAAGACCTATTAAGGCTATTAATTTTAGCCATTGTTAGGCACTTTTAATTATGAGCGTAAAAGAAAACCCAAACAACAAAAAAAGAAAATGGTATAACAGTTATAAGTTTCCATTAATACCAGTTCTTACGATTAAAAAAGGATGTGAAAACAGCACAGGTGGATTTACTTTTGAATGGTTGTTTTTTAGGATATGGACACTTGACCAATTTAATTTTGAATTAGGAATAACTTGTTCAGGACATTGGGGTTTAGGTGTTATTGCAATACTACCATACATAAGAGTAGTAGCTTGCATACCTTGCCCAGAAAAGATGCACACAAAAATAATCAACTTACTTGGGCGTAAACCTAATTGTGCCTAACGAATTGTGTAAGATTAGTACGGATTTAAAGAACAAAACATTATGATAGAACAAAAGAGAGCGAGAGCAAAGAGGAATACCTAGCACGAAAAGAGTTTTTAACTAAATTATAAATATGTTTATGGATATTAAACAACTTTACAGAGAAGAAACAGAATTGGACGTTTATACAGTAGCGTTAATGGAGCAAAGAGTAGAACACTTTAGTGATGATTATGTGAAATGGCTAGAAGAAAAAATTAATTATACAAGTTGTTGTACGCTGTACGAATTATAAATATAAAAGATGGATAAGATAAATGTATTTGTAGAAAGACTACAAAAAATAGGAATTGAAATAAAACTTGGATTTAATTACCCTTGGGTTTATATTGATTACATTAATGGTAAAAGGGTTACTGAAAGGTTTCAAGGTAATCACGGATTTACACTTTTATTTATTCCAATAAAAAAAGATGAGGAAATAGAGTTTACAGATACAAAAGAAATTTTTAAGCTGAT